CACAGCTCCCGATAAGCCTGACGGCCCGGAATACCGAAAAACCGGAATTGCTGAACACGGTGAAGTGATGCCCATGCGTTAACGTTCTCAGCGTTATCGCGCAATGATTTGCCGGTTTCTTTACTTATTTCCCCGGCCAGTCCGCGACCGTCGATATTCTTGCTGATGTATTTAACGATATAGCTTGTAGGAGTGCCTTTACGCGGATTGATTAGCTCCGATTTGAAACGCGGCCCGGTGTTATTTCCCAGCTCCTCGCGGTCTTCACGAATAGCAAACTTACGCAACATCGCAGTGATGGCGCGGCGTTCTTTCTTGCGCATGAAGCACAGGAGGTGCCAGTGGACAGTACCATCATGATGCGGCTCAGCTACGCGGACGCCGTACCAGCGCAGCCCGGCTTTGTACATGGCTTTACGGAATGCTGCGAAAGTTTCAACCAGATAATTGCTGCTCTCGCGTACGGTTTCGCTGGTCCACTTCGGATTAGGTCTGCCGTTATTCAGCGTTGCATGAAAGCGTGACGGGCAAGTGATGGTATAAAACACCGCACACTCTCCGCGCATTTCTGCGATAAGCTCCAGCCCCTTAACACAGGCCATCATCTCGTTACGCCGATGTGTCGGATTGCTGCTGCTGGCGTTCACCACCTCTTCCATATCCAGCGTATCGCCGTCGGCGTTGACCAGCTCATGTGAGCGGAAAAATTCCAGTGATTTGCGGCGCTGCTCGCGCTTGTGGATCACGGCCTCATAGCTGACATACGGGGAGGCTTTCTTATTGACCAGACAAACGGCACGCAACTGCTCCTCGCGCCATTCACTGCGCATTTGCCACAGTTTGCGGTACCACCAGTCAGCACATAGCATACGAGCCAGCGA